GACCACTATCACCTCTGATAGGATTTATATCTGCATGTATTCTACCTTTATGTTGGTACTTGATAATCGTATCTATAAATGTAGTATGAGCTTTGTTAATTTCTCTAGCTTTTGCTATCTTATTAACAACAGGATGTTTATGTTCTTGAAGAAAATTTTTAGTAAAGGAAGGTGCTTTTGATTTTGCAGTTCTTGCGTAAGGTAAATCTAGTTTATCAAAAACTTTGGCAATACTTCTTGCAGCCCATATTTGAGGTTCTAGGCCTGTTTCTTTTTTTACTTCTAGGAGTAAGCTTTCTTCTTGTGATGCTAGTTGTTTCTTTAGTTTATGAGCTGCTTCAACGTCTACGCGTACTCCCTTAAACTTCATATCTATAAGACAAGGAAACAATTGTGTTTCAAGGTCAAATACTTTTGTAAGATCTTGTGTTTTAATCTCAATAGATAATTTTTTAAATAAAGCTAATGTTAGTTCTGCATCTTTTTCTGCATAAGAACCTACATACATTGCAGGTAGTTTCCACATCTCGGACTTTGCATCTATGCCAGCTTTATCAGCTGCTGCTCTTAATGCTGTTTCATCTTTTACTTGTCCAAGGTAATCTATTGATAAACTATTAAGTGAATACCATAATCTATTCTCATCTACTAATGATGCCATAACCATTGTGTCAACAATATGACCATTTATTTGCACACCATATGTTCTTAGCCAACAAACATCATACATTGCATTATGAAACAGTTTAACATTTGGTAATGCACATACTTCTTTTATCCATCGCATTACTACAGCTTCATCAAAAAAGTTTCCTTCTTTGTGACCAAAAGAATAATATCCAGACCAACCTTCAACAGCTACAGCAATACCTACAATTTCACCTTGACCTATTAACGCACCAGATCCTTTTGATTTTAGATTAGGGTCTCTTGTTTCTAAGTCAATTGCAATATACTTATGATCTTTTAAATCAGGGAAAGATTCTGGACTAATCCATTCAGTCTGCGCTTCAAACATTATTTATAATCCCTTTCAATAATCATTTCTATAAAGTGAATTGCTTTTAATAAATCTTGTTTCTTTCCTTTGTCTGCATGTCTAATAATATATTTTATAGCACACCCTTCTGGATAGAGCAACTTATTTTCTATTACAAATTTACTTGGCTGTATTTTATATTTTTGATAATGTGATCCTCCGATTTGTTTGTCATATGGTTTTGTCATACTATAGGTCCTCCTATTGTGTAATAGTAATCTGATGTTGGTTGCATTACGTATAAATTTTCTTTTGCTCTTGTTGTGCCTACATAAAATAATCTATGTTCAGCATCTGGGTTTTCATATGCACTACGATAAATAAATTCGTCCTGTCCCTCTGTTCCGTAATCTGTAAACATACATACATTTTCACATTCTTTACCTTTTGATCCATGTAAAGTTAGTAATTGTATCTTTGATTTTTCCATTAATGTATCTCCTCTCTCTAACAGTGTCTGCATATATTCTTTTGTATCTTCTGGAAAATGTAATTGTTTCCAATCACCATCTATTAGTAAACCGTGTTCACTTTTTAATTTATCTAAATCAACACTTGTTTCACGTTGTATAGTCTTACCATCAGAATAACCTCTACGAACATGTCCTTTTTTTACTAATAAAAAATTATAAAGTCTTTCAGCTTCTTCCGGAGAAACAAAAGCTCCTTGATTTAATCTTGTCCAAACTTGATAGGCTTCTAATATAGAGTTAGGTAAATATTTATTTGTTTTCCCTGTAAATCTTACCCCTAAAAAATAAAAATGCTCTGAAATATTTTGTAATAATTTATTAGTTCTAGCTAATATCATCCATTGTCCTTTAGAAAAATCTATCTCATCTAATGTGTGGTTAGGATAAACCATACCCTCTGCATCTCTTGGTATCCATTTCTTATCTATCCTACTTGTAAGTTGGTTTAATATTTTAACAGCTTCTCGATGCACGCTTCTAGGTACACGACGAGATACCTCTTGGTCATCTCTTTCACCCTCTTGTTTCATAAAATAATCAGGATCTGCACCTTGAAACCCATAGATAGTTTGATCATCGTCACCAGCCATATATGCTCTTTTACATTTTGATTTTATATAATCAAAACATTTCCATTGATGAGGACTTAAGTCTTGGGCTTCATCGAGGAAGACAGCATCGAGTGGAGGACACCGATCTTCCTCGACAAACTTGTTAATCATATCATAGAACTCAACCATATTAGTTCCATCCTTGAATGATTTTAAATCTGTTTGTAATTGTATTGTGGAGTCCACATCTATGTCGTGATGTTTCTGTAACTCAACAGCCGCATTTTCTATAGATATTAATTTAGATCTTGAGTATTGTATTATCTGTAAGTGTGTGTTTTGATATCTAGGGTTACCCGCAGCATCTACTGTTGTTTCAAAAGATATATTTTGCCATTCTAAATACTCTTGTTTAAAACGATTCCATTTTTTACCAGTTAATAACTGTGTGTTAGCGTCTATATTAGACTCTCTCATACCCATAGCATGCATTGTAGATATGTATTTTAATTTACTACCAGGAAATAGTTCTTCAATTCTTTCTGCTGCCTCTTCTGCAGCTGATCTACTAAATGTAATATAAGCAATTTTTTCAGCTAAAGTATTATACTCGTTTAATTCTTTTTTTAAATAGTGGTTTACAAGTCTATATGTTTTACCCGTACCTGGTGGTCCCATTATTTTTTTTACTATAGCCATGGTGATTTATCTATTTTAGTTGTTCTAGGGTTAGGTCTTTCTAATTTTACAGTAGGCATTTTTAATAGTCTTACAGTTTTAGCACCTACTTTTGGTGAAGCTTCTTCTGCCTCAAACAGTGATTGTAATAGCCTCATTGTTTTTTGTTTAGGATAAGTTCTTTCTGCCCAAGACTTAGTTTTTAATAAGAACTTCCAAAAGTCTTTAAATTTAAAATAAGTAAAACCGTCTGTGTCGGTAAATGCAATACCTCTCATCACATCTTTTATCTCTTTACCTGGTGTTTTATTGATGTAATCGGCTAGTATTTCTTTTAACTGCACATCTAATTTTGATGAATCTGGTGCAGGTATAGTTTCTAAATTTGCAAAAAGTTTTATTAATAATCTACGCCACATATGTTTAGGCACAGGCATCATAGGTTTACCTATCTGATTCATACATGCTAGTGAGAATTTTTCTGGGTCGTGTAATGTTGCGTCATCTACCTCTACACTTTCACCATCAATTGATGCAAAGTATATTGGTGGATCAGAATCATATTTTCTAATTTCAGTAATTTCTGGTGTTGGTGCATTATCTCCTACACCATATTCTTTTAAGGCACATTTTTTTGCATCACAAAAACTATGTATAGGCTCATCTTTGCATTTATAATTATAATCTTTACTGTCTAAAGAACCTATTAATGTATTAATTTCATTAGCATCTAACGGTGGACTCATAAATTGTTTATTGTAAGTAAACATATGTCCTTGCCATTCTTCTTTGTCTGGGTATCTTTTTTTTAAATAAACACCTACGTTGTACATACAATTGTTTCGTTGGCCATCTGGCACTCCATCATTTAATAATGTAACTAAACAAGGTGGCATACCTTTGAAACTATCTTTTTCTTCTTTGTCGCTTTCTATTTTTAATTCATTTAACTGTGGTTCTGTTAACGCTGTATTCTCATGTACTTCAAAAAACTCTTCTAATGTTAGCACATTAGCTTCAACACCGTATGCATATCTAACTGTTCTTTCACTTGCATGATAGGGTAGATTTAAAAAACTACCTGTATCACCTCTATCTACTCGTATGTAATCTTGTTTAGGAAATATTTCTGCACTAGCAAAACCCATGGCTGATGCAATTATCTTTAGTTTAGCACGCATAACAGCTGCAGGTACAAATTGTTTAGTAAACAAAAATGCATGAGCTCCACCTGATTTAGATCTACACACAATCATGGGTACATTTTTTTCTTTTAATTTTATTATAAATTTTTTGTGATCAAAAGGATAGGTGTCAATATCTATACAACCCCACTTACATTTGTTTTCTTTGTTAATTGGCACAATGCCTAAACCTGGGTCACTACCTTTAAGATGCTCTTCCCATAATTTTTTAGTAACAGGATTTGATATAGTAAAAGATTTAGTTTTATGTTTACCTTTTTCACTAAATTGATCTGTCTTTACAGTTTGACCGTAAGCACTATTTAAACCTTCAAATATATTTATAAATTTTTCTAATTCTGACATATCCACTCGTTTGCATAGGCGGCTTCAGTCTCCCTTAGCCGCCTACTATTCACACTATTTACTAGCTAGACTAGTGTAAAACTTTTTGGCACGATCATACAAGCCGGTATCCGATACAGGACCTTCTTTGATGA